CAACGGTGCTTGGGGTTCATTGAGTGGTGCTAGTGGCATATCAAACGTTGTTGATGACACATCGCCACAGTTAGGTGGTAATCTTGATGTTCAAGCTAATGAGTTAAACACCTCTACAACAAACGGAAATATAAAAGTAACACCAAATGGCACAGGATTATTTGAAATAAAAGGAAATACAAATGACGGAACTTTACAACTAAATTGCAATGCAAATAGTCATGGCGTAAAAATTAAATCCCCTGCTCATAGTGCTGGTCAATCTTATACTTTGATTTTGCCTGATAACCAAATTGCTGCTGATAAAGTTTTAAAAGTAAAAAGTATTACTGGCTCTGGTGCAACAGCAGTTGGTCAACTTGAATATGCAGATGCTGGCGGTGGTGGTGGAACTGGTGGAGGTGGCGAGCAAATTTTCTTTGAATCTGAAAATGAAATGAATACTAGTTATACAATTTCATCAAATCATAACGCTTTAGTTGCAGGGCCATTAACTATTGCATCTGGTGCTACACTAACAATAAATAGTCCTTCAGTTGTAACGATTCCATAATGGCTTTAGTACTAAACGGCTCAAACGATACAATAACTGGATTGCAGATAAATTCAGCGAATATTGTAAATGGTTCTATTGTTAATGATGATATAAATGCAAGTGCAGCGATCGCTGGTACAAAAATTTCTGGTGGTGTAGGTAAAATTCTTCAATACAAAGTAGCTAAAAAAACCAATTCTGTATCTACATCTTCGCAAAGTTATTCAGAAATAAGTTCTGATTTTCGTATAACACTCACACCAACAGCTTCAAACAGCACTATTGTTGTGACAGCTTATCTTATGGTAGCTAATAATAATAATGCTAATACTTTTAGATTAAGAAGAAATACTGCAAGCGATTTTTCTGGAACGTCAACAGAAGTCATACAACCAGATACTTTTTTAGCAAATGAAGATGGAGTATGTTCAGTTTATGAGGGTTCATCTCATATGTTTACTTTGCCTGTTACTGGTTATGAAACTTCTGGAAACACAACTGCAAGAACTTATAGCGTTTTCTGGAGAGTAGGTGGAGGAACTATGTATTTAGGTAGACTATACGATAGTGCTGCATATCATGGTATTTCTACAATGACAGTTATGGAGGTAGCAGCATGAGTTTAGATCACGAAGCAATTCGCAAGGCTTACCCTGACGCTGCAAATATAGATGACAGCTATGGAGCATTTAAAGAAGATGGAACTAAAATCACTTTAGTTCAATCTGATATAGACGCTGCAAGAGTTACATTAAATACTGAAGCTGCTGCTATAGCTTATCGATCTGTTAGACAACCTTTATATCCATCTTTAGGAGACTTTGCAGACGCTATGTACTGGAATAGTAAAGGAGATTCGACTAAACTAGAAGCGTACTATGCTGCCTGCGAAAAGGTAAAAACCGACAACCCGAAACCTAGTTAATTATGGGAGCAATAAAACTAAAACACACCTCTGGAAATGGCGTTATTTTAAATAGTCCAGCAGCAAACCCTAGCTCTGATATTACTTTAAAATTACCATCAACAACTGGTTCTTCTGGTCAGGTTTTAAAAGTAGCTAGTGCAAACCATAGCTCAACAAATGCTGAACTTGAGTTTGCGGCTGACGCAGGCGGTAAAATTCTTCAAGTTGTACCAACTGTAAGTAATGCTGCTGCTAGTGTTACAATTTCAAACGTTTATGGTAATAACACTAGCTATATTTACTACATAAGTGCTTTAGATACTACTATCACAACAACTGAAACAAATTCAAAAATTTTAATAAGTGCAAATATTTTTGGAGAGGCTACTATTGTTGATAACCAAGTAGGTTTTATTCTTAGTTCAACTATTGGTGGTACAACTGCTCCTATTGATACATTAAGAGGGCCAGCGTACGGAGATAGAGCTAGAGTTACTACAATGATGGCTTTAGGCAACCATACTGGTGACAATGATTCAACACCATCTACAACAACTTTGAGCAATTTTTCGTACGCACCTTCTCAATCAAGTGGTACTTCAATCGTTATAAAAATTGGAGTTGTAGGCATAAGTGGCACAGGAACTTATTATTTAAACAGAACTGTTTTTGACGGCAATGGTGCAGCTTATGAAAAAGGTTCAAGTGGCGTTACTTTGATGGAGGTAGCAGCATAATGACTATTTATGACCATGATGCTATAAGGAAAGCCTATCCAAATGTTACATACATTGATGATCAAAATTCTAAAATTTTAGACGCATCTGGAAATACTGTTTCTGTAGAACAAAGTAAAATAGATGAAGCAAGAATTACGCTTGATGCTCAAGCTGCTGCTAACAAATACAAAACTGATAGAAAGACTCATGGTTCCACAACTTATGCACCAACAGGGGAGCAAATGGCCATGATTTACGATGATATTATTGCTGGTAAACTAGATGCAACTGGCAGTTTTGCTGCACATAACAAAGCGGTTAAAGACGCCAACCCAAAACCTAGTTAATTATGTCAAAGATAAAAGTCAACAGTTTAGAAGGGGTCGGTGCAAGTACACCAGCAATTTCTATTGATAATTCTTCTGGAGCGTGTACTGCCAATATTACCAATAACTTATCAAATCGTAATGCCATAAAAAACGGAGCAATGGAGGTGGCGCAACGTGGTGTATCATCTGCCTCTGCTGATTTTGCAAGTGTTGACAGAATGAAAATGAGTGTAACAGGTACTGATCAACTTGCATTTCTGCAAAAACAAACAAGTGACGGCCCTGATGGATTTAGCAAATGTTTTGAATTTGATGTGACAACAGCCGAAAGTGCTTTAGATCCTGAAGAATTAGTTTACATAAGATATGCAGTAGAATCACAAGACCTAATACCATTTTTTAACGCTAACGGAACAGGAAAAGATTTTATTTTATCTTTTTATGTGAAAGCGTATCAAGCGGGAACTTATCAAATAAGTATTTATAAAGAAGATAGTACAAGGTTTATAACTAAAACCTATACAATTTCATCTTCCGCAACTTGGCAAAGAGTTGAAATTCCTATTACTGGTGATACAGACACAAATGGCATGACTTTTGATAATACTATTGGGTTTCAAATAGCTTTTATGTTAGCTGCTGGCACTAACTACACCTCAGGGAGTCAAGTAAATACTTGGGGTAGTTGGCAAGGAAATCCTTCTTTTGCTGCTGGTCAAGCTGTAAATGTATTAAGTTCTACTGATAATTATTTTAGAATTACAGGTATTCAATTAGAATTAGATCAAGGGTCAGGTAAGGCAACTGATTTTGAGCATAGGTCATTTGATGTTGAGCTTGACCTTTCTAGGCGTTACTTCCAAAGGTTTAATTTTACTGCAGCTAATACTTGTATTTCTTCGGGATATATTGAAAGTAGTACAGAATTTAGAACACCTTTTCAATTTTTTAAAGAAATGAGAGATGCTCCTACTTTTGCTGTAAGTTCGGCTGCTGCTTTTGATGCTGCTAATGGAAATCAATCTAGAACAGCGAGTGGTATTGCAATATCAAATGCAACTGCAATAGGTTGTATTCTTATAGCAACAACTGGCTCTGGTTTGAATACATCTATAAATGGAGGTATATTTAGAAATACCTCTGCACCTCAACACTTTGATTTTTCATCGGAACTTTAAACAATGACTGTAACCTCTGCAAAATATTTTAAAGCAAAAGGTGATAGTGAAAATACTTGTATAATCGCTGTTATCAACGGACAAGAATTATCTGTTCCCTTAAATACCAACAATACAGATTATATTCAAATACAAAAGTGGGTTTCTGAAGGTAATACAATTAAAGCTGCTGACAATGCACTAACTTGGGAGGATATTAGGGGTACAAGAGATGAAATATTACGAAGCACAGATTGGACAATGATAACTGGTGCGTCTGTAGATCAATCGGCATGGGCTACTTATAGACAAGCAATAAGAGATATACCTCAAACTTATAAAGATAAAACTCCTGATGATGTTGTTTGGCCGACACAACCCTCTACAAAAGGACCAAATTCTTAATTAATTAACTTTTTCGTTCATTTGTCTTGTCATTAAACCCATAGTGACGTAGAGAGGGGATAGGGCTACAATAAGCAATAAAACAAGCACACTTGAAAATGCTAGTGCTTTAATTACAGCGTATCTAATCATGTTTAATCGTATTTGCCAAGTAGCCTCATTATTGTCGCTTTTGCTTTCTGGGTCAATGGCTGCCTTTGGTTTTGTAGCTATTAGATATATGCAAAGTCCAGAATTTGAACGCACATTAAAAAATAAACTTTTGGGCAGTATTGAAAAAAAATTACCTGATGTAATGCAGCAAACAATGCCAAAAATGACAGGGCCATCAATACCAATACCAAAAAAATAGTTGACAATACCAGAAGTAAAAATACATGAAATTAAAATACCAACAATTAATAATTGGTATTTTGAACCTCCAGTAATAAATAAAGTACCAAAGCCAATAGTTGATTATCCAGCTTGCGTTAAGGTGCATCGCAATAATTTAGTAAATCAAATTGACATTGATGAAAA